ATTACGTGTGACATGCCGGTAACGAAAAAAGGATCCTGGTTCCTGGACTATGAGAAGCAGATGGATCCAGAGCTTGTCAAGGTGATCGAAGGTATGATCTATCAGAAATGGGCTTTGCAGCAGCGTGCCAAGAAACATCCTGAGCGACAGGCCTATTATGAAAAACAGATCAAGTATCTCTCGCATCAGCTCAATACGCTGCGATATCACTGTACATTGTACAAGGAGTACTCGAGTATAGAGAACGTGGCGATCCTCGGGGTTGATTTTATCAAGCAGATGAAGCGTCAATTGCCACCACTCACCTTCCTGACTTCCATCATGTCCAAGCGTATCGGTATCTCGGCAGACGGATTCTATGGCGGCCTGCGTGAGGATGTCAACTACTACAGTGCCCCTAACACCCATTACCTTGACGGCCTGGACTATACATGGGATCCGGCAAAGGACAGGGTCGACTGTCGCACCGACGGAGATCTGGATCCGGAACTGCCCCTGATCGTCGCCTTTGATGCCAATGCAAACATCAACTGGTGCGTGGTCGGTCAGGTTCATGATGACGGGCGCTTGAGGGTACTAAAGTCCTTCTATACCAAGTATGAGCGGAAGTTGCCTGAGCTGATCGACGATGTGTGCACCTACTACCGGTATCACAGGACCAAGAAAGTCATCTTCTACTTCGATGCCACCTTCGTCGGTAATAACTATGCCCTGCAGAACGATGACTTCCACCATGCCATCGTCAGGTTCTTCCGCGGGCACAACTGGCTTGTAGATGATGTCTATATCGGTAAGCCGATGGATCATATAGAGAAGAACCAGCTCATCAACCGGATGCTTCAGGGACGTGCCAAGCACCAGGTGCTCATCAATAAGGACAACAATGAGGATCTGCTCATCTCCATCACGACGGCCGGTGTCTACAACGGCAAGAAAGACAAGCGGGGAGAGAAGCTTGTCGAGACGGAGGAGGATAAGCTGGAGAGTCGTACAGACGGATCAGATGCCTTCGATACCTTATGCATAGGCGTGGAGAAGTTCCCGCGTGTTCAATTGAAGATCGGAGGTATCGGATCGATATTCCCGGATTGATTGTATTGATTATGTTTTAGGTTGCCGATGACCGGGAGGCCATCGGCATTTTCGTGGGATATAGAGAGAATTAAGTTTGATATGTCCAAGATATGTCCAAGATATGTCCAAGAACGAATTAGGATTGCCACGAAAATGGATGCGCTGTGACATTTCGTAAAAAGTCCTGACATATACCGCCTATAAAGGGGAGGCAATTGCCGGCCGAGCGTAGGGCGGGGGGGGGTGCAAAAG